CAGAAGACTTTAGAACAGGTTACCCCTGAGATATACAATAACTGCAAGAGAGTTTATAATTGCTCTGGTAGTGATGCGTATGAAGGGGATGAGAATGTTTATAGGGATGATTGGGATATTCCTAAAGACGTAGAAAGATTTTTACAGGATGAATTAGATTTTAGTCAGTTTTCTATTCGTAATGGAAATCATATTGAGAAAAGACCTGGTGGAGTTAATTTTAGTATTTTGGGTAGAGATCCTGATCCTTTTAAAGGTAGAGAAGAGTATATGAAATGGGATAAGACTCATACAGAAAGATTGTTTATAGCACATCGATTAAGATATCAATTTCTTAATCTAAATGTGGCTTTAGGAGGACAAACTGGTATTGATATTGGACCTTTAGGGAGTGATAAGAGTCAAATCTTAAGGGATTTTTCTAAAGATGATGAGATACATTTCTTTGGTGATAGAATGGAGAAGGGTGGAAATGATCATTCTTTAGGGGAAGCAGTAAAAGAGATGGGCGGTTATCCGCACCCTGTTAAAGATTGGGCGGACACCCGAACTCAATTATTGGGTCTTTACGACTGAGTATTTTAGGTGGGTGTGGTTAAATAGTAATGTACGCCGTAAGGGTACACAAAACACAAACTCGCTTTTAAAGGAGCTAAGAACAATGGGCACACTAGCCAGGTATCACGCTGCAAATCTTCCGGAACTTTTTGATAAGATAAGTAGAAATAGTATTGGAATTGATGATTATCTCAATAGATTTTGGGATGATACTGTAGATACAACTTCCAATTATCCACCTTATAATTTGGTACACGTAAATAATGTCGAATCGAGACTTGAAATCGCCCTTGCGGGGTTTAAGAAAGATGAAGTATCCGTCTATACGGAGTTTGGAAAGTTATATGTGGAAGGCAAAAAAGAAGAATCAAAGGTCGATGGAGAATTTGTCCATAAAGGATTGGCCCAAAGGTCTTTTGAACGAGTCTGGACGCTCACCGATGATACAGAGATTAGATCCGTCAGCTTTGACGACGGACTCCTCGTGGTACAATTGGGAAAGATAGTTCCCGATCATCATGCTCGTAAGGATTATCTCTAAATATAAATGTTCGAGATGAATTAAGAGGGTATTGACTGCCCTCTTTTTTATTGCTATAATACTAGAAGGTAAATAGATACTATGACTATTAAATTAGTTTTGTTAAAATCGGGAGAAGACATTATTGCGGATGTCACTGAGATGACAGTAGGAGAGCCTGATTCTAAGGATAATCCCCCTAGAGTTATTGGGTATTTTCTTGGAAAACCATGTGTTATTAAATTGAGGGATGTGACAGATCTTGGAAATGAAGGTAAGGAACATAAACAGGGATATAATGTATCACTTTTTCCTTGGATGCCTCTTTCTAAAGAGGATAAGATTCCTATTCCTGCTGATTGGATGATTACGATGGTAGAACCCGTCACTAAATTAGAAGAAATGTATCTTGAGGATATTGTAAAAAATGGAAAAGACAATCAAAGTATTAGCACTGATGAACAATCAACTTCTGATCAGTCAGATTGAAGAAGTTGCTGCAGTTGATATTGGACAACCTGATTGTAAATTAGTAAGTCCTTTTATTATTAACACTGAATCTGGTTCAACAATTTTGGAACCTTTTTTAACAGATGTTACAAGAGACACTAGTTTTATGATGGGATCTGATAAAATAGTTACGTTGGCAGACCCCACACCCGCTTTACTTGAAAAGTATTTAAACTTAACTAAAGAATGATTTTTCTACTGGCATCATTAGTAACATCTCTTCCAGCAGAACCTCCCTGGCAAGAGCATGGTCCGGATTATACTGACATTAATAGAATGGCACAAGAATCTACCAAGAGAGATTATCCTTGGTGGTGGGCAAAGCATGGATGTGAAGGTACATCTTGGATCCCAACAGACGAACCTTGTAGGGATTTGACAGAATGAGATTTTATACTAATGTTCAATTAATTGGAAATCAATTTCTTGTTCGTGGTGTTGAGGATGGAAGGAGGTATGAACATAGGGATGAATTCTTCCCTACTTTATTTGTTAAGTCTAAGAAAAGGGCTAAATATAAAACGTTAAGTGGAGAATCAGTTGAAGCTATTAATCCAGGAACGGTTAGGGATTGTAGAGAGTTCTATAAAAGATATGAAGATATTGAGGGATTTGAGATATACGGGAACGATCGGTATATTTACCAGTACATATCAGAAAAATACCCTGAGGATGAGGTCAAGTTTGACATCAGCCAGATTAAACTTGTTACTTTGGATATTGAGGTTGCGTCTGAGGAAGGATTTCCGGATGTTGAATCGTGTAGTGAAGAGATCCTCGCTATTAGTATCCAGGACTATACGACAAAGCAAATCGTTACTTGGGGAAGTAAACCCTTTGAGAATAATAGGAAGGATGTAAAATATCATCATTGTCCTACCGAGCATAATCTGTTAAGTAATTTTATTAACTATTGGATGGAGGATGTTCCAGATGTAATTACTGGATGGAACATTCAACTATACGACATACCATATATTGCGAAGCGTCTTGAGCGGATACTTGGTGAGAAGTTGATGAAAAGACTTTCTCCGTGGGGACTGGTAAGTCAAGGTGAGATTTATATTAATGGAAGACCTCATGCTGTATTTGACGTTGGTGGTGTAACTCAACTTGATTATCTTGATCTCTATAAGAAATTTACTTATAAGGCACAGGAGTCTTATAGGTTGGATTATATTGCGAGTGTTGAACTGGGGCAGAAGAAATTAGATCACAGTGAGTATGATACTTTTAAGGATTTCTATACAAAGGGTTGGCAGAAGTTTATTGAGTATAATATAGTGGACGTGGAACTTGTTGACCGTTTGGAAGACAAGATGAAACTGATTGAACTTGCATTGACTATGGCATATGATGCTAAGGTCAATTATAATGATGTGTTCTATCAGGTACGGATGTGGGATACGATAATTTATAACTACTTAAAGAAAAGGAATATTGTTATTCCCCCTAAGAATAGATCACAAAAGAACGAAAAGTACGCTGGAGCATATGTCAAGGAACCGAAACCGGGAAAGTATGATTGGGTTGTCAGTTTTGACCTTAATAGCTTGTACCCTCACCTTATTATGCAGTACAATATCAGTCCAGAAACCCTCATCGAAACTAGACATCCCAGCGCAAGCGTTGAAAGGTTTCTAAATCAAGATGCAGAGATTAATGGTGAGTATGCAACTTGTGCTAATGGGGCACAGTATAGAAAAGACGTAAGAGGATTCTTACCAGAGTTGATGGATAAGATGTATGGAGACCGTGTGGTCTTTAAGAAAAGGATGATTCAGGCAAAGAAAGATTATGAGAAGACCCCATCAGTTGCCCTTACAAAAGAGATTGCAAGGTGCAACAATATTCAAATGGCAAAGAAGATATCTCTTAACAGTGCTTATGGTGCTATCGGCAATCAGTACTTCAGGTATTATAAACTTGCTAATGCCGAAGCCATTACCCTTTCTGGCCAAGTATCTATTCGTTGGATAGAGAATAGAATGAACCAGAAGATTAATAAGATTTTAAAAACTGAGGATGTTGATTATGTTATTGCTTCTGATACCGATTCCATTTATCTTAACTTGGGTCCTCTGGTCGAGGCTGTATACAAGGGAAGAGAGAAAACTAATGAAGGCGTTGTCACGTTCCTTAACAAGATCTGTGAAATGGAATTTGAGCCTTATATTGAAAGTGCTTACCAAGAACTGGCCGACTACGTAAATGCGTATGACCAGAAGATGGTTATGGCACGAGAGAACATTGCTGACCGTGGTATATGGACTGCGAAGAAGCGATATATTCTTAATGTGTGGGATAGTGAAGGAGTAAGGTATGAAGAACCTAAGTTAAAGATGATGGGTATTGAGGCAGTTAAGTCTTCAACACCTGCACCTTGTCGTACTATGATTAAGGATGCCTTAAAGATAATGATGAACGGTACTGAAGATGAGGTGCAGAAGTTTATTGAAAATTCACGTAAGAAATTTAGGACTTTACCTCCTGAAGATATATCATTCCCTCGGTCTGCATCTAATGTAGATAAGTATTCTGCTCATTCTACGATATACTCTAAAGGAACTCCTATACATATACGTGGTGCCTTATTGTATAATCATTATGTTAAAAAGCATAAGTTAGACAATAAGTATTCCCTCATTCAGAACGGTGAAAAGATCAAATTCTGTTACCTGAAGAAACCAAATATTATTCATGAGAATATTATTTCTTTCATTCAGGATTTTCCGCATGAGATTGGTCTTGACAAGTATATCGACTATGACTTACAATTTAACAAATCCTTCTTAGAACCACTTAAGATCATTTTAGATGCGATTGGTTGGAATGTAGAAAAAACTGTAAACTTAGAATCCTTTTTTTCCTAATGGACCTTCCTATTAACGACAAAGATTTGGATATTATTGTTAAGGCACTTGCTCTTGGTGGTGATACTAGACTTTATTTTTTACTTAAGAATCTTAGGGAGGAGAGGAAAATTGACTTTAATGTATCTAGATCAAATATGGATAATGTAGTTAAAGTTTATGCAGAATCTGATGATTATCAATGTAAACATGGAGAGTGTGACATCTAATGGATTTACCTATTGACGACCAAGAATTAAACATTATAGTTAAAGCTTTACATTATCGAACCAAATTACAATTTATAGGTGGCGATACTGCATTGTATGAAAAATTGAAATTGGTTAAAGAAGTAAGGGATGCAAATCCCGGTGGACCATATAAAAAAATACTTCGTGAGCAACATGGAATGGTGGCATAATGGATTTTTTAAAAGACATTGTAAAGGAGATTGGAGATGAGTACACCCAACTCGCATCCGATATATCTGAAACTGAACGATATGTTGACACGGGTTCGTTCATTTTTAACGGACTTGTCAGTGGTAGTATATTTGGGGGCGTATCTGGCAATAAAATTACTGCTATTGCTGGAGAATCTAGTACAGGAAAAACTTTTTTCGCTCTCGCCGTTGTTAAGAACTTTTTGGATACTAACCCCTCTTCTTATTGTCTCTACTTTGACACTGAGAGTAGTATTACTAAACCACTTTTAGAGAGTCGTGGTATTGATATGGATCGTCTTGTAGTCATTAATGTAGTGACTATTGAGGAGTTCCGTACTAAAGTACTAAAGGCAGTTGATAAATATTTACAGATGCCTATAGAGGATCGCAAACCTTGTATGTTTGTGTTAGATTCTCTGGGTATGCTTTCAACAGAAAAGGAAATCACTGACGCACTTAATGACAAACAAGTAAGGGATATGACCAAATCTCAACTTGTTAAAGG